TACCAGCCTGCCAGCGATAACGGCCAAGATTAGAGGCAGAAAAGTACCAGTTGTTAGCCGAAATCTAAGTATTAGCTACGAATATTCCCGTAACCCTGCTTGTGTTGTACTGGATTTGCTGACCAACACCCGTTATGGGGCCGGCCAACGCACCTTTACGACTAATGCGCCTTTAAGTCAGGTTGTCTATCAGCCGGGTATACGTTTAGACCTCACTGCAGATGGTTCTGTTTTAACCACAGATGTTGATCTGGCATCTTTTTATAAAGCTCAGCAATATTGCGATGAGCATAATATTACATTCGATGCAACTATTGCAGGCGATGCTGACACTCTTGAACTCCTGCGTAGTATCACTTCTACATTTCAAGGGCAATTAATTTATATCGGTGGGGCGATTACTGTTGTCATTGATGACCAAGTCAAAGACGACCAAATTCAAGACTATAGGCTTTTCACAGAAGCCAATGTTATTCAAGAGTCTAGTGGAGACAGTGTCGACGCTCCTTGTTTTGTTTATGAAGGTACTTCTCGTAAGGCTAGGAGCACTGCTGTACAAGTCAGCTACATCGACAGCGCTCACTTTTACAAGGAGACCAAGGTTCTAGTTGAAGACCGAGATGCAATGCAAAAATATGGTTATAACCTTAAAAAGATTCGTGCTCTAGGTTGTACAGACAGGAACTTAGCTAAGCGTTTAGGGCGATACACCCTAGCCACCAATATTAGATCTACAGAAACAGTGGCATTTAAAGTCGGGCCTGAAGGAGCAATGTTGCTACCTGGGGATGTGTGCATCATCGGGGATCCACTTAAAACCAGAATCGAGTCAGGCGGACGAATTATATCCGCAATACCTAGTCAATTGCTTGTAGATCGTGAGCTAACCAGCAATAACAGCTATGGAAGTGGCGATTGGAAATTATATACATACACCAATGCAGGAATAGCACAAAAGAACACGGTTTCTTCTGTTACTGGTTCCAGTATTAATATCCAAGGCTCCTTCTCATCCCTTCCGTCATCTAATATGATGTGGATTTTAGTTAATGAAGGTGCAACTAATAATCTTGGCAATCAATTTAATCGTTATCGAGTGCAAAAAATAACGGAAGATTCGGACGGAACATTTAGCATTATTGGCATTAAATATGATCACGCCAAGTATGATTATGTCAATACCGATGAAGTGGATTATGGGGGCACACGACTACTAAGCGGTGGACGAAATAAAGCCTTACGCACAAATAGCATCAGTTTTAAAATACGCAACCCGTCACCCTAATGGCTGCTATTGACGAAACATCACGCCTGACTGTGTTTTGGGAACCACCTTTTCAGATTGCTCTAGGAGCGCTGGATTATATATTCTCCGGTGCATCCTTTAGTACTGAAGTACCCGACACCAGTGTAGATCGATATGAAGTCGAGCTTTTTAATACTGTTTTGGGGATCTACGAGAGTCAGGGTTACTTTTATACCCCGCAAGCTGATTTAACACTTGCCGATGCTGCTAGCGGTAAAGTAAGAATACGAGCGATACTTCGTGACGGGACAAAAACCAATTGGGCCACGTCCGGTACGCTTATCTTGTCTATGTTCGCAACAGTTTTTGCGGATTCAGACAACGCAGTTTTCCTTAGTTTTGTCTGATGTCTTTATACGGCAGAGATGCGAATGGAGCGGACGCTTATATCCGCTCTTCAGGCACCAGTACTACAACTGATGGGCTTGTAACTTTTCACGATACTTTTACAAACGACCTCAAATTCAAAGCTGTCGATACCGCCGCAAGTGTTGATGTTATCCCCCTTGTTGCCAGCACCAAACTACGAGTCTTGTCATTAACGCTTAGTGCGGATGCTGCCTGCAACGTCCAGTTTCAGACGGGTGCAACGGATAATGTGACCGGCAAGATTTATATCCCTGCTAATGGGACTGTGCATCTGTCAAATGCTTTGGGTTTATTCGAGTCTGATTCAGGAGAGAAAATCAATGCTGTTTTGACTGGTACAGCAAACGTCGGTATTTCCCTTAGTTATCGCGAGGTCTGATTATGACCAGAGTTCATGGGAAATTATTTGCAGACAATCGCACTGGAGTGCTTGTAGTCAAACCTTCTGCACCATTTTTTGGCGTGTCTAAGGATGAACGTCAGTTCCCCGTAATCGAGGGAGCCATTGACATCCAACTGGATCCTACTCCCAGCGGGATTTACTATTTTGTTGGGTACAAATCAGATGGTGACATACGTCGCGCTGATTTTACTTTGAGATGGCGTGTTCCTGATGTACAAAGCTATGACGTGACTGCTGATGCAGATAACTCAAAGACAACTGCTCAACAGGCAGCCCCTAAGGCATCTGTGTATGAGCGTGTTCAGCTTAAACGTGTAGCGAGTGAGCTGTCGGAGTCACTGGAAGACCTCGGTCAATTAAGCACAGATTTAGAGAATGCTAAGTCCCATATCGAAATGCTTGAATCTGAGCTGCGTGTGTACAAGAGTACTTCTGCTAAAGCTTTAAATCAACGCGATCAAACAATCGCGCAACTTACTGAGCAGTCTGCTCCAGTAGTTAATACCGTTTACTTAGATAAGCCTGTACCGCCTGCCGCTCTTCAGGCGCGTGTATTGCGACTAGAGGCAGAGAACAAACGCCTGCTAGATCTTAATGCTGAGTATTATAAATCAGTGGTGCAGCTACATCAGTTACAGTTAGATAAAGCTCGTACTAGTCCAGAAGAACCGCAACTTGGAGTTACTAGCTCTCCCCAGTCTCGGTTGTTACGCAAGTTAATCGGTAAGTAACACATGGCTCTTGACAATATTGCGGTAACCGTCAGAGAGGGTGATAGTTTTGACGAACTACATCTAAACATTGAGAAGCCATGGGGAACACCGCATGACTTCACCAGCTCTGTGCTTGTGGCCGAGATCCGTCGTTTCTTTAATAACAGTTCCACCCCGGCTGCTGAGGTAGATAGTTTTGGAATTGTTGAATTAGATGCTTCAAAGGGGAAGATTGCACTGAAGCTTACGAGCCGTCAGACCGAGGCTTTGGGTCGTAATACTTTCCTTGGATACACCGAACGTGGGGTTGCTCCTGCTGGGTTGGCAGTAGGAACTGATGCCACAGATGAACCGCAAGGTGTGTTTTTATGGGACTTACGAGAGTATTTCTCAGAGCTGCAGGCCACTATTAGCAATATTTCATCTGGATCACCATTTACTACTGCAGGTGGAGTGAGCGCAAACAGAATTCGCATCACTACCGCAACAGCCCACAAATTGACTGTTGAAGATCAGATCATTCTGGCTGGGACCGGTCAAAGTGTCTATGATGGGGTTAATTTCAACGCTAATAAGCTTTCAATTATTAGCAATACTGTTTTTGAAATTGACCCGACTACTGCGGGGGCTCCTGCTTTCTCAGTTAGCTCAAACCAAGGAACAGTAAGTGTCTACAAAGAAGACACACTCGCAATCGGGACTCTAGAAGTCCTCCCCCGTATTTCCAGAGATTCCGTCGCTTAGGTAAAACTTTATGGCCAGCGTAGAAGAAGGCGTATCAGTCGTAACGGTAGGCAGAACAACGCCTGTTCCGGCTGGTCAGAATACCTCCGCCAATTCACTTCCTGTTGTTGTTGCATCGGATCAAACACCGATTCCGATTCTAGATAACTTAAGCGCTCCTTCGCAGGTACGTGATGACCTTTTAGGAATCCCCCGTGTCCAGACGCCTTTGGCGATCTTTGATGATACCAACCTCATTGATGTCGACCCAAATATCTGGGCCGTCAGTGAGCAAACTACTGCTGGATCTAAGGTCACTGAAGTCAATCATTTATTGAATCAATCGGCTGCTGAATGCCGCCTGAAGGTTGCAGCAGCGAACGGCAATGTAGCCAGCCTGGTTACCAAGCAAGCATGGCCTTATCAGACTGGTCGAATCACTAGTGCTTCGTTTGGTGCTGCCCTATCGACTGATACCTCCGCCATTATTGAATATGGCATGTTCGATGCCAGCGATGGGTATTTTATCCGAGTCGTCGGAACATCCTTGTTCTATGTTCGTCGTACATCTTCAGGTGAGCGCCCCTCTGATCACCTAAAAGGGTACACAGCCCAAGGAACAGACCCATCGACTTTCACAGTCGATGCAGCAGTATTAACAGCGCAACCAACTCGTACAGACTTAGGAACTATTTATAAGATCATTAGTTCTTCTCCCAATGTCATGGAGGAGATTGTTCCAAGACAATATTGGAATGGCGACAAGATGGTCGGCGAGAACGGAGCGAGCCTAGTTGGAACTGCACAAGCCAGCTCTATTCATGAACTTAGCCTGACAAATCTTTGTATGGCCCGTA